GAGTACGAATCCAATGTTCTAGATGTTGTTTCAGACCTTCACGATCAACAGGGTCATTCTCACGTTTTATTGCTTCTTGCAATCGTGCTATTTCAGATCTTGGAGATCGATTTCGCCTAGCGAAATACTTTTTTCTCATATGTGTTAGTTTATCGTGTTATTATGCTTGATCGTAGAACGGTATAACTCTTAAAGTTCCTGCAATCTTGATTTTCAAGTATCCTGTAGGTGCACCTGGTATTGCTGAAGCACCACCCGCCGAACCTATTGTTGTCTGCGTTGGAGTATTGAAATCAATAGTACCTGTACCTTGAGTGTTTATTGTTAAGTCACCGTTTGACGTATCTATTTCTAATTTGTCTGTTCTTAATGTTGTAAATTCACCTAGTGTTGCTTGTAATTCTGATGCCGTAACTATACCGCCACCTGTTGCTCCTAGTACAAGGTTTTGTCCTGCTACTGGAGATAGTGTTATACTTCCTGAAGTAGACGATACTGTATTTCCATCAATTCTGATGTTGTCTACATTTACTTGTCCTGTTGTTGTTTGTGTACCTGCGTGTGTGATGTCAGAAGAAATAACAACGACACCTGAACCTGATGGATTGAAATCAATGTTTCCGTTTGTGTCTGTTGTGAATTTTCCAGATGCATCAATGTTCAAGTCACCAACATTAAATGATCCTGCTGTTAAAGATCCTGAAATTGTTTGGTTACCTGTTGTTGTAATATCTGCTGTTGTTAATGTTCCTGAAACTGAGCCTGCACCTGTTATAGCAGTGTCGGCCCCTAATGCTATTGTTCCTGATCCACCTGGATTAACAGTTATATTTGCATTTGAACTTGATGAAATTTCTGAATCATTAAAAATTAAGTTATCAACAGTAACGTTTCCTGTCATTGTTGCACCGTTAATTGTTGGTGCTGTAATAACTTTGTTTGTTAATGTTTGTGAACCTACTAACGTAGCAACCGTTGAATCTATTTTTGTTGTAACTGTTTTGCCTGATGCACTTGTAGTGATTCCTGTTCCACCTGAGAACTGTAATACTTCAGAATCTAAGTCAATTGAATTTGTTGTTGAGTCATCTGATGTGAAGTCTAGATCACTTGCTGTGACCTGTGCGTCAACATAAGTTTTGATTGCACCTTGTGTGGCTAATAGTGTTGCACTTGTGCCTAATGCACCATTGTCAACGCCTGTGACAGTTGCACCTGTTGCCAATGTTAAATTTGTGCCTAAAGTTGTTGCACCTGAAACTATTAAACCTTCGTTAATGTTAACAATAGTTGAATCATCTGAACTAATTGATGTTCCTGAAAATTTTAATGAGCTGGCCTTAACTGCACCTGTTCCATTTGGTGCTAAAACAATATCTCTGTTTGAAGTTGAAACTATGCTGTGAGTAACAACATCTAAATCACCACCTAATTGTGGAGAAGTATCTAGTGATACCCTTTCACTTAATGATGTGCTGTATAATTCATCGAAGTTATCGTTAATTTTGTCAAATGCTGTTCTTAACGGATCACCTGTACCGTCGTTTGCACTAGAACCTAAGTTTATCGTTTGTTTAGCCATACTTTATATTATCCTTGTTATTACGATTATTTATTCTAAATTTTATAAACCGAATGTAAAATTATAGGTCTATTGCTATTCTTTGGAATTTAAACACACAACTATCACTGCTGATGTTTGTTGCTAATAGTCTAACATTACCATCATCAATGTCTGCTGTAAATGTACATAATGGTGCAGAATAAGAAGTTGTTGAGCCAAATATAGTTAGGTATGCTTCTATAGTACTGTCAGCACTTGGTCCATGTAACAAATTGGCTTCTACAATTTCGTATCTGCCATTTGTTGCATCTGCTATTGATATGAAGTATTTTGCACTTCTGTATGTAGCAGAACTAAATGAATCTATTTGTGTTGTTGTAGATGTAGCAACTGTTGTAGTGTCGTCGGAGATGTCTCCATGGAGGAGTGTTGCTGTTGCTGTTGCAAATCCTAAATTTCCTGCTCCATCTGTTTTTAAATATTGATTTGCTGATCCATCTGATGCCGGAAATATAAAACCTGCTATCTTTACAGCACCTGAACCATTTCCTGATAATTCTAAATTGGAATTTGATGCATTTGCCGATATAGTATTATCTGTAATCGTAACACCATCAATTACCGCACTTGTAGTTGCTGTAACTGTTGTAAAAGTTCCTGCCGCAGGTGTTGTTCCACCTATCACAGTATTGTCAATTGTTCCGCCATTAATATCTACTTTTGCTATCTCAATACTTCCAGTTCCTGATGCAGATAATTTTAAATTTGAATTTGACTGAATTGTTTTAATTTCGTTGTCTGTAATATTTACGTTATTGTCAACAGTTAGATTGTCAATTTGTACTGTTCCTGTTCCTGAAGGTCTAATTACAAGATCATCATTTGAACGTGTGGCTGTTATTTCGTTGCCAACTAAAGATATTGAATCATTAAACAAAGATGATGCATATACTTCTGTGAACATTGAGTTCACTTTTTGCATAGCGGCTCTTAATGTATCACCTGTACCGTCATTTGCATTTCCACCTACGTTTAGTGTTTGTTGTGCCATATTATACCTTAATAGGTCTCCTTAAAAATTTTATTACCTGGTTGTTATGGTTATTTACACTTCCTAGTAACCTAACATTACCGCTGTTTATATCTGCTGTAAAATCTATTTCAATTGCGCCATTTTCGTTGTCTGCACTACCAAATAAACTGATATATGCATTTGAACCGTCATGGGTTACGTTTGCTTCTATCATAGAGTATCTGTTGTCTGTTGCATCTGAAATTTGTAAAGTGTATTTTGCACTTCTGTATGTAGATGCACTAAAAGAGTCGATAGCCTGTGCTATACTGTTTCCAGTTATGGTTGCTGTACCATCATCAATTAATGAATGGTCAAACACAATGTCAGTTGTAACAGTAGAAAGGTTTCCATTTCCGTTTGTTTGAAAAACTTGGTTTGGTCCAACAGTGTCTTCATCGTTAGGAAATTTTACACCACTAATTACAACATTTCCAGTTGCATTTCCTGATAATTCTAAATTGGCGTTTGATGCATTTGATGATATAGTATTATCTATAATTGTAACACCATCAAATATTGCTGAATCGTTTGCTGTAAGTGTAGTAACTGTTCCGGCTGATGGAGTTGCTCCAATAACTGTGCCGTCGATTTCACCACCGTTGATTCCTGCACTGGTTATCTCAACTGATCCAGTGCCGTTGGCTGTAAATTTTAAATTAGCATTTGATGTGTTTGTTTTAATTTCGTTGTCTGAAAGATTTATAGTTGAATCTATCGTTAGATCTGATATGTCAACAACACCCGTACCATTGCCTGACATTTCAATATCTGCATTTGAAAGCAACCCTTTAATGGTGTTGTTATCAAATTCAAAATGTGTTAGGCTTACAAGTTGCTGTTGTGCGTAAACGTCTGTAAAATTTTCGTTTATTTTTACACCTGAAACTCTGATACTATCGCCTGTTCCATCGTTTGCTATTGCACCAATGTTGATCGTTTGCCGGGCCATTTATTATCCTGCACTAATTTTTACTGTGCCTGAGTCGTTCCACAGTCTTCCTGCTACTGTTGGATCTGATGTTGGAAGGTTAGTAAAATCTATTTGTGAGCCAGTTGCCGCAAGGTTTCCTGTAACTGAAACACCACCTGATGTAGTTTCAAACTTTTTATTATTATCGTGATAAAGTTCAACTGCTCCATCGGCAATACCCCTTACCATAACTTCTGCGCCAGTATCTTTACCAAGTATAACATTGTTGTTACTCTGCAGGTAAAGGCTTCCAGTTCCTGATTCTCGTACTATTGAATGACTTCCATTGTGGAATATACGCAGGTCACCGGCATCACCAAATTTTATTTCGTCACTATCATCTAGTGTTAAATTTCCTATGACTTTTACTGCTCCAGTACCTTGTGGATCTATAGTAATATCTGCGTTTGAACCATTAGATGTAATATCATTTGTTGTAAGTGATCCTGTTGTAGTGTCGCCAAGTATTGTTGCTCCACCACTTAAAGTAGTTGCTCCAGTTACTCCTAATGTTGTTGAAACTGTTGCCGCTCCTGTTACTGCTAAAGTTCCTGTTACTTTTGCTCCAGCAAGTGTAACCCTGAATTTTTCGTCCAAACTTCCATCCATGGTTTTAAAAACTATTTCTTTGTTTGTTCCATCAGTACCATCCATGTACATCTTGGCTCTTACGTTACCGCCATTACTTTGGAAATCAATACCAGGTTTGTTTGCGTCGTTAGTTCTTTGGAGTGTTATGGTTGCAGTGGATTGTTTGATGTGTAATGAAGTGTCAGGTGAACCAACATCTCCTATACCAACTTGACCACCGCATTTCAATAAGATGTCACCTGAGCCATCATTCTCTATTGTGATGTTTCCACCTGCTCCATCTTTGATTTCAATGTATCCTGAATTTGTTCCGTTGTTTGTATCAATTTTTATATCTTGTGCACCACTGGAAGTAACATTGCCAGCCGCTGATCCTGTTCCAACTTTAAGTGGTCCAGATACTGCTATGTTACCTGTGCCATTTGCTGTAAGAGTGATATCTGCGTTGGTATCTAGTGAACTTATTGTTGTGTTGTTTAATGAAAGTCTATCTATTTCAACTATACCTGTTCCGTTTGCAAAAATTTTAACATCACCGTTGGTGTCTTCATTTGTGAGGTTTCCATTTGAGGACGTGGTAGCGGCTAAATCTGTGTAAAGTTCTGAAAAATTCGTATTGACTTTAGTAATAGCCGTACGTAAAGTATCGCCAGTTGCTGGGTTTCCTTCTATTCCTGTGTCTATTATTAAACGTGCCATATTATCTATACTGCTATTTATTAAATAATAATATGTTCATAGAAACGTTAAGAACTATGAGATTGTATGAACGCCAAAGCAAACTAGGCGTATACCATAACTTTCACCGTAAGAATACGGTGTATGTGTTTAAATGTGATTCATGTGCAGGACAGTTTTTAAGACCAAGAGCAAAAGTTGATCCTAACAGAGCAAGTAATGATTATAAACACGTTTGTTCATATTGCGATACTAAAAAGTACGCACAAAAGGTTGGTGTAAAAATGCGTAAAGTATATAAATTAGACGCTAGTTCAACACAAACTTTATAGTTGAAGCCATTTAATATCATCACGTAATCCGTCTACCCACCTTTGAAGGTCAGCATAGATACCTGCTTTAACATTAGGTTGATCTAGATACCATCTTAAAAAAGTATTACCATGAAGGTATTCTTTACGATTTATAAAGTAAAAATTTGTATCAGGAAACTGTCTAATAATTTGTCTTAATTGATACATCCATTCATATTTTAAATATGCTTTCATACTTTCTCTATCTGGATAGTTTGGAGAATTTTTATAAATGTTATTTTGTATTCTGCTAGGTGTTTCCATTTCCCATTGTTGAGCTCCCATAATATCAAAGGCCATTATTATTACATTTTTTATACCCGACTCTGCGGCCATTAATAATGCACTCATACCTGAACCTTTGTTTTCTGAGAAATCTATTGTTCTAATTTTTCCACCTTTTTTGACATCACCGCCACGCCAAATTCTATATAATTTTAATCCTTCAGGTACGTCTTCTCTGTCATCACCTAAACAAATATAATTCCATTTTGAAACGTCATCTGGTCCGTGTATGTTTGGAGATTCTTTTCCGTTGTTGTGCCATACAGCAAGTTCTTCATACATTGGAGGGTTTACAGCAACAATGTGATCACACAACATAGGATGGTCTCTGTATATGGCATTACAACCATATATAATTCCGTTACCTTTTAATTTTTCTATTGGGTATATGTTTCTTGATTCACCGTTGCCTATTACGAATGCTGTGTCCATTAGACACCAAAACTTTCTCCACATCCACAAGAGCTTGAACTGTTTGGATTAGAGATTTCAAATTGAGAACCAAAGACTTCTTCTTTCCAGTCAATTTTTGTGCCTGCAACATAAAGCATACTTGCATCATCTACAACAAATCTTCCAGTACCCCAATCTTCAGTAATATCTTCGGCACCTACTTTGTCTTTAGTATCAATAAATCCCCAGTCGTATTTGAAACCAGCACAGCCTCCACCTTTAACTTCTAGGCTTACTGCATACTTGCCAGGATTTTTAGAT